CGGTGTGCAAAAGAGGCGGGCTACAAGTTCTTCATCGAGCGGCACATCGCGGGTGATCCGGATGCGGACTTGATTCGCAAGCTCATCGGCGACGTTCACAACTACAAGGATTCTACCGACTTGAAGTCGAAGGTGGAGTCTGTACGTGCGGACCTCGAAAAGAAGCGCGCAAAAGAAGAGCAGCTCTCGGAGCAACTCGAAGCTGAAAAAGCGGTAGACCACGCGCGCAAAGAGAAGGAGCGCTCTCGTGCCGTCAAGGCCGAGCGTTCGTTGCGCGAAGAGAATGAGAAGCTCCGCTCGGCGCTGGACAAGTCCCTCGACGCAAACAAGCAGCTCATGCTGAATGTCTACGCCGAGAGTCGGCTCGCAAACCACCCGAAGGCAGCCAAGATTCGACCCCTGATCGAATCCGCCAATCCACAGTCTCGTCAAGACGTGGATGGCATTCTGTCTCAGTTCCGCGAACCTGCGCGGGACGCCGAGGATCTCGAACAAGTTCGGTCCCGAGTTCGCGCCGCTACGCGGGGCGGGCACGGTCCTACCGTTATGGACGAGGAACAATCCCCGAAATCACGTTCAGGGACTGGGCATTACGGCGAACTCGGCGTCTCACTCGGCGAGCTTAGAAGGCTCTCGGGTATGGGCGACAACGCCAAACAGTAAGCAGGCAAACCGGAGGAGATGAACATGGGCGTCGAGGCTCGCAATCTATTGGCAGAGGACTCTCGTCGGACGATCGCCGACAAGGGCTACGTCCGCGCCCTCATTTCCAAATGGGGCGAGTTCCTCGAAGGAATTCCGGACCGCACCGAGCAGCAGAGGTACTCCCTTGGAGTCGCCGCTCTGCTCATGGAAAATGAGGCTCAGCACTTGCTGAATCTCAACGAGGATACGAGAACGGTGAACGTTGGTAGCTTTACCAAGTTCATCTTCCCGATTCTTCGTCGAGTTTTCCCCAACCTCATCGCGAACGAGATCGTCTCCGTTCAGCCGATGACTGCTCCGGTAGGGGCTGTGTTCTATCTCGACTACGTCTATGGGTCGAGCAAGGGCGGAACGCAGGCGGGGAACGTCTTCCCCCGAGACTTCGACCGGAACTACTCTTCGGAGTTCATTTCGGGCGAGATCTTGGCGACCGGTAACGCGGTTGCCTTCGGTGGTGCCGGTACGGCGCTGTCGTCGTCTCTGTCGTACAACCCGGTTCGGCCTCTTGATTCGACGCGTGGCTTCAGCTGCGTCATTCAGGAGCTGGATTCTACGGGTAACGTGATTCAGGCGGCAACGGACAACGGTACGGGTGGTTTCACCGGTAACGTTACTGCCGGCTCCATCAACTACTCGAACGGCGCCATCGCAGGCTTCCTGTTCACGGTGCCTCCGGCATCCGGGAATCAGATCAAGGCCTTCTACTACTACGACGGGGAGCTGAATCAGAAGATTCCGCAGATCAACCTCGACGTGAAGAAGGCGCCTGTCGAGGCCCAGGCGCGTCGGCTCAAGGCCCTTTGGTCGGCAGAAGCAGCGGAAGACCTCCGCGCCTTCCACGGCCTCGATGCAGAGACCGAGATGGTCTCGGCTGTGGCCCAGGACATCGCGCTCGAAATCGACCGCGAAATCGTTCAAGACCTGTTCGCATCCTCGACGGGTACGACGGGCTCGTTCGACCGTGTGCCGCCTGCGGGCATTCCGGAAATCGACCACCTGCGCGCGCTCATCACGCAGATCTCCACGGTCTCGAACCTCATCCACAAGAAGACGCTGCGAGCACCGGCGAACTTCATCGTGACAAGCCCCGAGGTCTCGGCGCTTCTCTCGCAGCTCACGACCCATGGCGACTTCAGGCCGCTTTGGGTATCGGGCGGAGAGAGCCCGTACGGCCCGGCCGACATGCCGCGTCCCATGACGCAGCACGGACAGTTCGGCATCTACAAGACCGGCACACTGATGAACAAGTGGCTGGTTTACGAGGACCCGTTCTTCCAGCGCGACCAGATGCTCATCGGTCTCAAGGGAGGCAGCTTCCTCGACGCCGGCTACGTTTGGGCGCCGTACATCCCGCTCCAGGTCACGCCGACGTTCCTGGATCCCTCGGACTTCAGCTTCCGTAAGGGGCTCCGTACCCGTTACGCGAAGAAGCTGCTTCGTCCAGAGTTCTACGGACAGCTCCGCGTTCTCAACCTCTGATCTCCGCAGAGGAGGTTGTCGAAGCCCCGGCCTGGAAACAGGTTCGGGGCTTCGGTGTTTTGTGGTACGAACTACCAGATGGGCGCAAAAGATATTCTCGCTGAATTGGAAGAGATCGGAGCCATCGGTTCTTTGCCTGTGCCTCCGGCTATCGCCGCCGAATCGGTATCCGAGATTACGATCGAACGTGCCAAACCCTCCGCAGTACTTCGCGACTCACGCGGAGCCCTCATGGTCGCTTTCTGCGATCGTGTCGTCGAGCTTCTAGACGTGAACATCCAGATTCAGGTCGAACTGAAAGAGACCTTCTCTCAGATGCGAGACCTGTGGTCGGAAGGCGAGTCGGATGAAGAGTTGGACGAAGAGTCCGATGAATCCTCTGCGCCGGACATTGAGGCGTCTTCAGAAACCGATGAGGGGCTGGAGGGTGAGGGCGAAGAGGATGAAGAGGATGACAGCGCCGAGGGCGAGGACGACGAAGATGACGAAGACGAGGGGGTAGCTGAAGAGGGAGTAATCGAGCCTCCGCTTGTTGTCATTGAAGCCCCTGAAGCCCCTGAGACTCCTTCCGAGAGTGAGGAACCCGTAGAAACCAACAACGCCATCCTCGACTTCTACAAGGAGAACGAGGCTGCCGGCATTACGTTGGGTGTCGACGAGAACGTAAAGCCCACCTCAGAAGGCGGGTTGTCGTCAGAACCTGGCTCGGTGTTGGATAGACGCCATCGGTTCATTGCCTCGCTCAAGGCAGATGCGGAGAAGAGGTTGACATGAAACGCTACGTAAAAAATGCTGACGTGAGCCAGGTTTTCATTCCTGGAGTCGGTCGGCTCACTGAAGGGATGGTTCTTGTGGGAGACGAATACGGCAAGTTTGCGCCTCGTTTTTTGACTGAAGTACCTGAGATGCCTAATGGCGCTCCATTGGAGAGCACACAGCCTCGCACCGGGCCTTCTCTGTTGACTGAACCGACGCATGCACCCGCGATTCCGGTTCCTACGCCTGAGCCCCTGAAGCTCGAAGAAGAAGCTCCTCTAGCTGCTGTTGCGGCAGCACCTGAAGAGAAGCGTCCGCGTGGTCGTCCGCGCAAGAATGCCTGAAGACCAAAAAGGCGATATATTGCCGTAAGAGGTAGGGAGCGGCGATGCCTAACAGCTTGATGAACGAAGCGCAGCTCCAGCAGTGGATTTTGCGTCGGCTTGGCGCCCCGTTCTGGAAGGTCGAGCTAACCGGCGATCATCTTGACGACGCTGTAGAACAAGCACGCCGCTGGTTTTCTGCGAAGAAGGGAGTCATACGCCAAAGAGGCATGTTCTTCTTCCCAAACATCGTGGAGTACAAGCTACCGGACGATGTGAATCTCGTTTTGGATGTGTCCTTTCCGGTGTCGCCGATGGACATCTCGTTGGTCTTCTCGCCCTATATTTTGCAGGACGAGAAGGTTCCGTATGACGTCTTTGCCGCGCCCTCTGCGGTCGGTATCTACTCCAGCTACACGCAGACGATCCAATACGTCGAGATGGCGAAGAGGATCTTGAACGCGGAGCCAGATTGGCGGCAAGACGGTAGGAATCTGCTCATTTTCCCAAACCCGAAAACCAGCGGCACTATGATCATGGACTTCAAGTCGCATGATTTTACGATTGAGCAGCTGGCAGAGCGCGACCACGACCTAGTGAAGCGGTACGCACTGACCTACGCGAAACAGCAGCTCGGTCGAAATCGGTCTAAGTACGGCGAATTCGCAGGCGCCCAAGGCCCAGCCACGCTGGATTCAGACCGTCTTTTCAACGAAGCGGCGGCGGAACTCGAAGTGCTTGAAAAAGAGATCTCCCTCAGCGCCTTCCCGATGGGCTTTAGGGCTGGGTAAACGGTCTCGAAAACGGCTCGATGCTGGGCTAAACTGCGAGGATGCCTCGGTACATTAAGCCGATGAATCCGAAGCCAGTACCGCAGCCCTCGGATAACAGGCTGGTCGACCCGGCATTTCGGCTCGATGCGAGTGAGTTGTTCATGTTCGACAACTTCGCGCAGGAGCCTGTAAATGCTGCCGGAACCGAGGGTTGGCTCTTCCAGCGTGACCTGAAAAATACCAAGGCCGACCCGCTCTATTCGGAGCCAATCGTGAGTGCTTTTGTCGGTCCGTACTTGCTCATGGTTCAAGTTGAGTGGCCGGAAGGCACTCCGGACGTATCGGAGCTGGGAATGCGGACCTTGTGGCCTTCGGGCATTTGGATTCCTCGAAGGACTCTGGAAGAAGCGCGTGCACGACCTCCTTCTGAAGGTGACGTGATTCGCTTCTGGGATCTCCCCTACTTCAACAAGGTAGCGACCCGAAATCAAAACACCCCTGGAAGCGGGTTCTACTTCGACCTCATTAAGGTCAATGACGATGGCCATCTCATCGACAACGCCGCCTTCGTAGGGTTTCGGTGCGACTTGAAGAGGCGCAGCAACTTCACACCGGAGCAACAGTTCATCACTCCTCCCAGTGGTCCCGGCAAGGGGCCCAATGACCCTTGTGAATGATCAAAATGGACACACGTGAACTACAGCTCGCCATTGCGTCAGGCCTTTCTATGGTCTGCGCTACCTGTAAAAAGTGGGCGGAGGGAGCGGAGCAAGGCTCAGAGAAGTGCACGGCGAAGAGCGGTTGTGGTTCTCCTATCGCGGGGGACACGTTCCACGAGTACGACGGGCCCATCACAGACTTTTTGCGATTTTGCTTCGTGTGTGGTCAGCCCGCGACAAAAGGGATCCGCGTTAAGGGTCATGTGCGGTTGATCGGGGCTTGCAACACGCACGTGGACTACGTAGTGCGTCTTGCTCCTAAAGAACCCCGACATCTGCCTGTAGTGCCGATGACCATCTTGGCTCCTTCCGGGGAGTCTCCGGTGGAGAAGGTGTTCATCGACGCCCCAAAGAAGACACTCGCTCACGCGATGCTGGAGATGCAGAAGGGCACGTTCAAGGCTGATGGGTAAGGGACTCCAAATTTCCTTCGGTTTGGATGCTGGAACGGAGCAGACGCTTCGTTTGGTTAAAGAATGGCCGGAACGCATGCAGCATGTGCAGGCGCAGCTGGTGTATCTCTCGGCGGACTACGTTCGGCGTTTCGTTAAGTCACGCTTACCGAAGTCTCAGGCTTCACGACCGTATCGCGCTTCCATCGAGGTGGCTCGTACCAAAGGCGTGGGGCCGGGTCAGTACAGCTATACCGTTCAGATCGACATGAAGAATCGTCTTGTGAAGCAGGTGAAGACGCACACGGTTCTTCTGGAAGTACATCCCACGAAGCGTTCAGCGAAGCCGGATCCTGCTGTCCTTGTTTTGGAGAAGTTCAATCCTTGGACTGTGGAGTCGTTGCCGTTCAAACCGGATCGTAAGCTAGGCATCGTGATTCAGCGGAAGGCGACTGCCAAACGAGTTTCGAAAGTCACTCTAGCTCGAACTAAACAGCGTTCGAAGTGGTCGCGCGAGCTGAGTCGTGTGGGTTTCAGGGAGATTCGAAAAGACACGCGGTTGAAGATCTCATCTAGCGTGTCTTCTATCCCTGATGTGGCGATGGATGCTCTCAAGTTGGAGTTCGGGTTGGGTGGTGCTCGTCCTCGCCCGGCTTGGCGTCTTGGTGTACGCAGCTTGATTCGAGGGGGCTTGCGTTCCTTTTCGCGGGACATATTCGTCTTTCCTTTGACCAAGCTGTCTTCTAATATTTGGTCGAAGTGGCCCACGCGTACTAGACACACGGTTACGACGGTTCAGGCTAAAAAGTACGTCAACTTTCAGAAGAAACTGGGCATCCACCCGTAAGGCGTCCATGACTCCCGCGATCAATGCAAAAATGGCTTCTATTCGCCTACAGTTGGAGGCGGCGTCTGGCCCAGAGCATCATGCGGTTGGCGCGCACTCCCATTTTGCTGGTGAGCCTGGTGTGGGGGAGGCCGACAACATTCCTGACGCGAATGATGCGGTGGACAAGTATCTCGCGGACATTGCGGACCAGCTCGTGTTGGTAACCGGCATGGATGAGGACGAGGCTCTGGAGCTTGTTTTCGACCACGCCGATCGCTCCTCCGAAGATGGGCGTCTTCCGGCGTTGCCAAGTGATGATGCAGATCCTGAAGAGCTGGCGGGTTGGTTGGGTAAGGCGAATACGATGGGATTCGGAGCTTTGGTTCTGAAAGCGGCGCGAGGCGCCTGAGTCGTGGGCGCGGCCGAAGACGCCATCAATCGTCGCCTTGATGGCAAAGACCGAACCGGCACAGTCGGTATCCGGAATTTCGATGAAGGTGTTGTTGTTACTTTAGGCGGCTTTATTGCGAACGACGGGGCAGGCCTTCCAAAGTACTGGACGAAGGTCAATTCGGGACCGGGCGGTGATGTAGCGTGCGGGCCACCTGGGTTGCCGGGTATTCCGATCGTTTTTGCTTATCCTGAAGACGTTCTTCAGGATTACAAAGATCCATTTATCCTGGTGCGTCGAGAAGACATTTCGGCGGCTATGGAGCGTTGGGAGCCGGCCGGGTATCAGTATCGTGCGCCTGGTTACGGGGCTGTCCCTTTTATCGCTTCGACTCCAGCGGGACCTGTTACGGGGTTTGATCGCATGGAGCAGCTCGGACAAGCCATTCCGTTCGACATCACTTACACGATTCAAGTTCGTGCTCGCTATCGCGGCGCCACAGGGCAACGCAACCAGGCGAACGCGATGTTTGCGCATGTTCTCCGAATCTATCCGCCCTACGGCAAAGTTAACGTAGTCGATAGTATTGGCGATTTGCGTGGGTATGAGGCATTTAATGAGGGCATCTCCAACATCGATAATGTTGGAGAAGTTACGGAGAGAGAGTTGGGTTTTTCGATTACACTTCGGGTTGAAGCCGAATTGGATTTGAAAGATCCGATTACTCTCCAAACAGTGAAACGCCCATTGACTGTTCGCGGTCACCAACTGTAGGGTGTCTCTTCGATGGCCGAATATTACAACAAAAGTCCAGTGTCTTTGGCTGTCACACTGAAAAGCGGCGGAACTGCGTTTCTGGCTGGAAAAAGCTGGACGGAGATCCCGGCGGACGAAGAAGGCTCCGAAGATGTGATTCGGGCTGTTCAGCGGGGTTTCATTATCCGCTCTACGATGCCGGCGACGGCACCCGCTTCTGTCTCCCCTCCTGCGACTACGCAAGAGGCGGTTTCGGATGTCAAGACTCCTGATGCGCCTTCGCCTCCTCCCGACAGCCCTTCGGAGTCGTCAATGAGCGGCGAGAAAAATTCCGATAACCCGTCGCGACGTAGGAAGGGATGAGTCATGGCTGAGCTTCTTTCGCCCGGCGTATTCATTGAGGAGGTTCCGGCGACCACGCAGGTGGTCGGTCCTGTCTCAACGAGCAACATGGGCATCATCTCGTGGACCTCGCAGGGACCGACTGACAAGGCGACGTTGGTGACGTCGTTCGATCAGTACGTCAAGACCTTCGGAACCTTCGATCGGCGCTCCTTCGGCGCCTATTCGATGGCCGCGTTCTTTGCGAACGGAGGGCGTCGTGCCTTCGCGGTTCGTGTTACGCCGGCCAATGCTGTCAAAGCACAGGCTAAGATTCAAAGTCTGACGACGAGTCAGCAAATCGAAACAGGCGATGGCGCAGCCACGTCCTATTCGAAGACTTCGGCAACCAGCGTTTTGAAGGACAATACGGGCGCTTCGCCGCTCGTTACCGGGGCTTTCTCGCTGAAGTACCGCGCAACGCAAACGGCGGTTACAGCGCAAGTTGCTCGCAAGCGTAACGACATCACGGCTCTGACGAGTGCAACGGGTGTTGCGCTCTACGAAGGCATCGTTGATACCAAGTCGACGTTGATGGTCGTTGGAGCGACTTCGCCGAACGGGGACTTTTACGTCCGTTCGGTTCAGGACGCGCGTCAGGACGTCACCATTCAGGTTGTCGTTGCGGGTATCAGCACTGCACTCAGCGTGGCTGTTACGGGTACGGCAATCGTCGTCAACTCGGCGACGGATGGCGGTGGTTTGGCGACCACGACAGCTGCTGGAGCGGTAGCTGCGATTGCTGGATTCCCAGCCGCTAACGCGCTTGTTACAGCGACTGCTCAGGGTACGGGTCTCGGACTCCTGGCGACTTTCGCGGTGACACCTCTAACCGGTGTTCCGCTTTTCGATCAGGACTTGGATCGAGTCGTTCCTGGCACGTTGACCATCACGTGGACGGCAAACTCCCTTGTCAAGACGATCGTCTTCACGGGTGCTGACTTGGCGACGCCGGTTGCAACCAAGGTGAATGGTGCAGGCAGCTCGATTACGATCGACCTTCGTAGCGGCCGTTTCTCTCTGACGACTGTTGCAGCCGAGATTCCGGTCTTGGCGGACAACGGTATCAACATGACGACGGCGTACACGCCGGCCAGCACGACCAAGCTGTTGACCAGTGATACGACTGCCAATGTTGATAGCAACATGGGTATCCTGGGCGCCAGCCTCAACGGCGGCGGCACCACGACGGCGGCTCTTACACTGGGAACTCCTGGTGTGACACAATCGTTCGTCAACGTCGCGAATGGCGCGTATCAGCTGGTCTTCGCAGCGGGTGCGACGAACATTCCGCACAACACGGCGCGGCTGCTTGCGACGTACAAGATCAACGCCTGGACGTTCAATCCCATCTCGGCTGGTGCCTGGGGCAACTCGCTCAAGGTTCAGATCCAGGGAAGTCCCAACTACTTCGACACGCCAACACAGATCTACTCGCGCTTCACGGTCTTCATTCTTCAGACGGATGTGAATGGCCAGACGGCTATTCAGGAGACCTACGAAGACGTGGTCTTCGATGACCCGCTGTCGATTTTTTACTTCGCTGACATCGTCAACGAGTTCTCCAATCTCGTTACGGTGGTCGATCCTGGAGGTCTTGAGGCTCCAGGCGAGCTGCAAGGCTTGCCCAACGTGATGCGAATTGCGGCGGGCGATGATACCGATGCTGGTCGCGTCATCACGACTTCGCTGGTCGGAAATCCGATTGCCAAGCGTAGCTTGATCATCACGTACACCGACTCGCTTGGTGTGGCTCGGACCATCAAGGATGATGGCGCTGGCAACCTCACGGGCGACATCGATGTTGCGTACGTGGGAGCGACTGCCAACACGGTCAACTACACGACGGGGGCTGTCGACTTCAAGACTGTCGCCGTTATCGGCCCGCTCGGCATCCAAGACCAGACACTGGTTCTGGCAACGTACCGCACGGTAGCCACCGAGACGGCTCATCAGGAGAGCTTTGGCGATACGACCAAGGGCTACACGGTGGGAACGGACGGAACGTTCGACTCCACCAACTTTGGCCGTAACCGGTTCACTGACCCTAGTCTGAAGGTCGACTACAAGGGTCTCTACGCTCTCGATCGCATCGACGAGCTGATGCAGGTCATCATTCCGGACTTTGCCGGTGATACCACGGTGACGGGAGACCTCATCGACTACGCCGATGCTCGCGCAGGAGCATCTTCAGGCGGAGACCGCTTCATTGTTCTCACGGTCCCGAAGGGGTCGAATGCTACCGAGGCGGTCGATTGGTTCCGCAATCGCTTGGGTCGTTACTCGAACTACTCGGCGCTGTACTGGCCTTGGATCAACGTGGCGGACCCTCTCGCCAACGGTCGCAAGCTGACGATTCCTGGCCTCGGGCACGTAGCGGGTATCTACGCTCGTACTGACGTCAACCGGAACGTGGGCAAGTCGCCGGGCGGCACGGTGGACGGACAGCTCAACTTCCTCATCGGTTTGGAATCCGTTCCGACGCAGGGAGAGCGCGACTACGTATACCCGAACAAGATCAACCCGTTCATCTCGTCGGCTCAGACAGGGAACGCGGTCTGGGGTGTTCGTACCATCGCGATTGATTCGCAGTGGCGGTACATCAACGCGCGTCGACTCTTCATGTTCTTGGAGAAGTCGATCTACAACTCGACGTTCTGGATTGTCTTCGAGAACAACGGACCGTCGCTGTGGGTGCGTATCAAAGCGCAGGTCCAGGGCTTCCTGCTCGGACTGTTCAACGACAGCTACTTTGCTGGATCTACGCCTGACCAGGCGTTCTTCGTCATCTGTGACGAGACCAACAACACGGCGGCAACAATCAATGCCGGCCAAGTCATCATCGATGTCGGAGTCGCTCCGAACAAGCCGGCCGAGTTCGTTCGGTTCCGGTTCCAGCAGACAACGGTTGGATGAGGCGGCGCGGGTTTAGAACTTTGAGGATGGAGAAGAACAAATGGCGACTCTAGTAGTTTCGAACCTGACGACCAGCCCGGTGTTTGTCACCGATCTCTACGCGACCGTTCCGGCTTCCGGCTCGATCAGTACTTCGCGCGCGTCTTCCGACTTGCCGCGCATGGCGTCTCTTCAGGCGCTCATCGCTGCGGGAACGTTGGCTGCTGCCATAACCTATACGGCGGCTGAAAAAGCGTCAGGCCTTGTCGATGTTGGCACGCCGGCTCCTGGCGCATCTGGAATCGGAGACGACGACGTCATCCGTATCCCCTTCACCGCTCTTGTTGCAGGTACGCCGGACGACGTGGTGCTCTACGCGCTCAATGCTCTTCCCTACAAGAAGATGCGTATCGTGGACGCGTTCGCCATCGTCTCGACAGCTATCGCAGCAACCACGCTGCAGGTTCGTACGGTCTCGGGTGGAGCGGGAACGCTTTGCGCTGAGATGAGCAGCGCGACGGCCGGTCGCCAAGGCCAGACGGCTACCGTCACTGCTTCGCAGGTCATCACTAACGGTGCGAGCGTAGGACTCTTCCTTCGTCGTTCGGACCGCGGTGTGGCGGGCGAAATCGTCATCACAGTTCGTCCGGAAACCTGAGCGGGTCAGGAACAGGCGACGGAAACCCGGTTCAGTAGGAGACGATCATGGCAAGAGCGCAAGCGTTCGATTACCTCCACAATATGCGGTTCCACGTGTCCGCAGTGGAGAACTACGTCCCACTGAACACGATCAACGCGCAAGCCGGGTTTTCTGCGTGCACCATTCCTGAAGCGACCATCGAAGCGGTCGAGTACAAGGAAGGGCAGTTCCTGTACACGCGGAAGTATCCCGGACACGTCACCTTCGGCGATGTCACGATGTCTCGTGGCGTAGCTCGTAAGGATGCGGCGTTCTGGGAGTGGATTCGCACCGTCATCGAGGGCACCGGCGAGTACCGGACGGAGTTGCTCATCAAGCACTTCCACCGTGCTGACACGTTGCCTGGGCCTTCGGCTCCTCCGGCGGAGAATCTCAACCTCCAGGCGGCTGCCAAGATCTACAAGCTTTGGCAGGCGTTCCCGACTCGGCATAAGTTGTCTTCGGACTTGGACGCGACAGACTCCGGAGTCTCCATCATGGAGTTGGACGTCGCTTACGAGCACTGTGAGATGATCGAGCCCTGACAGATTCTAATCTGTCGGAAATGCAGTAACGCGCTCACCCCGAATGGAGTACATTCGGGGTGAGGTCTTTTAAGGGGTAAGGCATGGCCAGATCTGTCGTCAGCGACCTGCTGCAGGTCTACCCATTTTGGCTTTTGGATGCGTATCCGATTGAGCCTCTAGCCTTGCCGATTCTCACACCCTTGTTTGGGTTCTCGTCTATCACGGCGCCTGAAATAACGCTGGAGACGATGGATATCACCGAGGGTAACTGGTTCTTCAAGAAGAAGGTGATCAAGAACGCCGATGTTGGGAACATCACTCTAGAGCGCGGCGTCTCTTGGTACGATTCCGACTTTTGGCGGTGGATTGTGGCGGCGATGACGGGTGACCTATCCAACTCGAAATTGGGGATCGGGCCTGTGAGTCTGAAGATTGGCGGGATTACACCGCGTCGCACGCTGATGCTTGTGCAGTTCTTCACGCGACCTATGATTGCGCCGCCTACGAGCGCGGGTGGCGCGATTGCGGCGACCTTGATTCAGGGAGGGCTCGCAACTGGTGGAGCGGCTTTGGCAGGGGCTACAGGCGGGCAAATTCTTGCGTCAGGTCTCACCACTGCTCTCATCGGAGGCATTGGGAACGCCTTGGCTGGCTTTGGGATTGGCCCTTTTGAGTTCGCGGCGCGTATTCCGGCTAAAGCGTGGATGCTTCACGGGGCCCTACCTATTCGCTACAAAGTGGGTGGTGACTTTGACGCTTCGTCCTCGGCCATTTCACTGATGCAGTGCGAGTTGGCTGTAGAGATGGTGGAAGAAATTGCGCTCCTAGGGTAATCCCGAGCTACAATATCCGTATGTGGGAAACGCTCGACCTAGCCGCTCTCCTCGCTCAGCGTGATGCTCAACATGAGGCCACCACTTCGGCCAATGTTGGGGCCTATCCGATTCCGTTGGGTGGCATGTTGCAGCGGGATTACCCGTATGGCTCGGGGGGTCGAGCACCTTATGCGCCTTGTCCAGAGGGGCAACTGTGCGCGCTTGATTACAGCCCGATGCAAGGGTCAGATCGATATCGTCGTTGATATTGATCTCTATTCCGCCGCCTCCTGGCGATTAGTGCGGGGGTTTAGTAACTCCAACACACGTCGTTTGACGCTATCCCGAACACTGGACCACGCTATCGGCCATAATTCGGCGTCTACTTGTGTTTGTAGCTCGGCTAACAAGCCTTTTATGTTTGTCCGCCAATTAGGGTTCTCAGCTAGAACCCGCTCGGCTACTGCTATCGCTTGTTGATCAATAGGTGTGTCTGGTTTGGGGGCAGGCCCGAATTTGAAATCGGCAAAGCCGCTGTACCAATCCCTGCTTTTAGCGGTTCGGCGTCGATGGCAGTTAGAGCATCGTACTTCGCATTTTTCGATCTCCGCTGCGATAACTGCTCGGGATTTCTGTCGGCTGATCATTGTACCGACACTTAAGCTCTTTACCCCTCGAACATGGTCAAAATCCAAAACGATCGGATCTGCTTCTCCGCAGTCGATACAGGGATGGCGGCGTAAGTAGTGGTAGACCGCTTCCCGTTTGGCTCGTTGTTGAGCCCGATTGGTTGTGTTTTGGCAGGTAGTGCAGCGTGTCTGCAAGCCGTCCGCGGTGGCTCTGTTCCGCTGAAATTCTGAGACAGGTTTTGTCTGTTCGCACTTAGTGCACCTCTTTCTTTTGGAATACATACCTAGACAGTAGCATCTTAGTCAGATGCGCAGTAGATATGGCTACCACTAGGCAACTACTTTAACGTATATTCGGCTTCGTGATGACGGCCGAAAAGATCGAACGCCCTGTTTCCGTCTCTTCAGTGACGAGTGACTGGGAAAAGAAGATTTGGCAGCGCTATCGCAGCCGATGCGCGAATTGCGGCCAAGAAGAGAGACTTCGCGTCAAAATGATCGTTCCGCTAGAAGCGGGCGGCCAGATGTCGGAGTCGAATGGAGTGCTTCTTTGTAGGAGCTGCGAGATGGCAGCGGAGGCTTCCAAGAAGGACTCAAAGGCGAACGACCAGCGGCTGGTGAATTTTTGGGTGAGTCGAAGGCTCTTCGATCGCATTCAAGAGGGGCTCCAGACATACAAGGCGTTCAACTCGATGGGGTCCTTGGTTCGGTACTTGATCTCCAAGTACATCGAAGACGAAAGTCGTTTCGATGACCTGGAGCTGTACCAAGACGAAGGGGCGGACTCGAAGTTGAACGTGTGGGTTGAGCGTGACCGCTACGACACCTTCAAAGTACTTCTGGATAAGCGAGGGATGACCGTCACTGACGCCATTAAGTCGCTCATACGCATGTATGAGGAACAGAGTGAGATCAACATCGAGCGTCGAACACCGGTCGGCGAGGCTTGAGAGGAACCTATGTCTGAAGAATCGTTCAACCAGAGCCAAGAGTCTTTTTTCGTTCAGAACCAGATGGCTGTGCCGAAGGCGACGCAGGGTATCTTCGAGCTTCCCTGTGGCTATCTCAGTCCAGAAGGTGAGCTTGTCACTGAGGTGAAGGTCAGGGAGATCACCGGTATCGAAGAGGACATGCTGGCGGCGAAGAACATCCCCTCGGGTAAGAAGGTGACGCAGCTCATCACCAATTGTTTGGAGCGCTTGGGGACCATCACCGACAAGACGGAGTTGGCGAACTGCGTCCGTAGCTTGATGATTGGCGATCGAGTTTTCCTCATGTTGGCGATTCGCCGTGTGACGCTCGGAGACGACTTCCCGTTCGAAGCCAAGTGTAATGAGTGCGACAAGAAGAATCTCTTTTCTATTAACTTGGCGGAGCTGGAGGTCAAAACGACCGTCAACCGAAACAAGCGAGTGTTTGATGTCGTATTGCCTTCGGGAAAGCCGGCTCGTTGGCATGTCATGACAGGTAAAGAGGAGGAGAGTCTTTCGAAGTTCCAGAACCTCGATCAGCTCTCCCTCAGCATCCTCGTCCGAGTTGACCTCTTGGATGGGCAACCGACAGACATGGATACGATCAAGTCGCTCAACATGAAGGACCGAAACTTCCTTCGAGAAGAGTGCTTCAACGTCGAAGAAGGCGGCATCGAGACCGAGATGGATCTCCAGTGCCCGGCTTGCGGAGAGGGATTCAAGACCGAACTTGATGTAGGCCAGACCGGTTTTTTCTTCCCTTCTCGGGTTCAGAAGAACTCGAAGCGCAGTACCTCTTCTTTCTCGAAGCCTGGGAAGGATACGCCTACTCCGAATTCATGAGCCTGCCCTCGACCCGCCGACATCGCCTCATCACGAAGAAAATCGAACTCGAACAAGAACGAAAAGCCCGCATGGAGGCCGCGTCGCGGCGTAAATAAAAGCTAGAATGCCCGACAGGTACCGTGCGGTACTGCCGGAAAGGAGGATGCGACCTTGGCGATGAACTTCATGGGGCTCGGATTTTCCTTCGGTGCGAAGGATTCTGGCCTCAGTGGCGTCTTAAAAGACGTGT